TGACATTCCTTGAGAATCCACGCCGCTTTCCTGGCTGCGCTTTCCTGCTGCTGCTTGCGCCGTTGCTCCGCTTGCTCCGTGGCCCGGCGAATCTTCGCCATGTCCACGCCAGTATCGGACTTCCAAACGACCACATCCTGATTGACCGCCCAGTTTTGCAGGAAAGCATGGTCGCCCATGAACTTGACCGCGCCGTTGCGCTTGTTGGGGTGATCCTCGGTGCGATACCGACGCCACACCCCGATTGGGGGGACGGAGTCCAACATGATGCCCATCGAACGGGCGAAGGTTACGAGGTCGCTCATGTTCTTTGCTTGCCTTTCAGGAATGCGATCAGTCTGTGCTTTACGAACTTCTCAAACTCAGCCGATGGGGGTTTGGTTCTCCTTTCGTCAAGGTTCCTGGGCCATACGCCGAACTTGTCCCGGTAGGTATGCGCCGCCCGGCCATTGCTCCACCCGCCATTGAAGACCTTGTATTTGCACATCGCCCAAAAGTCTTCCCGACTGATGCCGCCGCTGCTGAACAGTTCTTCCATCTGCCCAGGCACAGCCGCCACCTGACTGCGACGCTGACGGACATGGCCGCAATGCAGACAGGTATCGGAGTTGCCCGGCCACAGAGCCCCACACTTCGGGCACTTCGCCGCCTCCTTCTCCTTCTGCGTCTTCTCCTTCCTGGCTTTCTCCTTCGAGTCATCCAGTTCAGTCACGCCGCCATCGAAGATCGAATCCCAGTCCTCCCGGAAGCGCAGATAGTTGCCCGAGTGGTCGAGCCACACGGCGAACTCCTTGCCCGGATACCCGCGCATGATTCGCCCCATCTGCTGAATGTGTGAGGACAACGACTTCGAGAATGGCCGAGCAGAGATGCCGATCTGCACATCAGGAACATCGAAGCCCTTTGTGAGAATGTCCGTGGCGATGAGCCCGTTGATGTCCGTGTCCGGCTTGGCGAACTCCTCAATCACATCCCGCTTGAACTGATCATCATCCCGGTATGAGATGGAGATGAAGTTGTACCCGGCCTGTTGGAACTTCGAGGCGAGATCGGCTGCGTGTTCCACACCTGCGGCGAAGACGATTGTCTTGACGGGCTTGCCAAATATCTCGTGGGTCTTCTGAATCCACTCGGCCACCACATCCCCGGTGATCTTCATTCCTCGGGTCTGCGCTTCGTCCTGGCTCCACTCGCCCGCGACCTTCTTCGCGCCCTCCATGTCGATCTCTTTGGCGACGAAGACGCGCAACGGAGCCAGCACCTTCTGATCCACCAAGTCCTTCGTGGTGACTGTGCTGACCACATGGTCATAGACCTTGCCGATGCCCTTGGTGAAGGGCGTAGCGGTCAGGCCGATGACCATCACATCTTCATGCTTCTTGATGAACTCCACAGTCTGCTTCCGCATCGCGTGGCACTCATCAACGATGAGAAGTTTGAGTCCAGGGAATGAGCCGCGCTTCTCAAGCGTTTGGGCCGAACAGACTTGGATGTTCTCGGATGGGCGATACCTCCAATGCCCCGCTTGCATTACCCCGTGGTCGATCTTGTATCGCTCAAGCCGTTGGCTTGTCTGATCGCACAGGATGATCCGGTCAAGCAGCATCGCTGCCCTGTTGCCCCGCTTCTTCGTGGCCTCAAGCAATGCGATTGCCATCTCGGTCTTGCCCGCACCCGTTGGGGCGTACAGAATCTGCGCTCGTTTGCCCTCGGCAAAGCCTTGGCGCAGGGCTTCCAACGATTGCTGTTGGTAGTCTCTTAGGTCTAGCATGGTTTCTCCTGCCGGGACACAGGCCACCCGGCGTTGGCACTTCGATTACTTTCCTTTGAGTTGCTTCTGAAGCATGGCGATCTGCCGCTTCATCTGTGCATTCTCACCCTGGAAGGTGTCCCTGCTCTTGGTCACGGCTTCCAACCGAATCTCCAACTGCCGCACCTCTTCACGCAAGTCGGCGATGGTCTGCTCTGCGAGTTTCTTCTCCTCTTCTGTGGCGTCAAGCGCCGCAACCGCAAGTCGGTCAGAGAGGTTCTTGTTCTCCTGCTCCAGTTGCTGAATGCGCTCCGTCTGAGCGTCTTCCATCAGCATCTCGAACTCGTCGGGCTCCTCCGCCTTCGGCTGTTCCTTGGTCTTCTTGTTCTCCGTCTTGGCCTTGCGCTCCACCACCTTGCCCGTCTTCGTCGTCATCTTGATGGTGTCGGGAGCCTCGATGCCCATCTCGTCACGCACCTTCTTGACCAGGGTGGCGCTCGTGTCGCACTGGCGGGCAATCTCACTCACAGGTTTTTTGGAAAACAAAGGATGCTTCAGTGCAACCTCAATGTTCCTGCGCCGATCAGCAACAGTAAGGCGAGCGCCATTGTTCTTGTTGCCTCCAATGCTGAACCACCAAGCATCATCCAGATTGCCATTCCTAACTTCCGCCTTGATGCTGGCACGGCCCAAGATTTTGTGCGCCTCAAGCCGATGCCATCCGCTTGAAAGCAAGTAGTTCATCCCATCCCAAAACACGGTGATTGGCGGGAACTCATCTCCGCTTTCCATGTCACGGACGAACGCCTCGGCAAGCCCCTCCACTTCGTGAATGCGCGGCTGAAGCCTGGGGTCAAGGACGATTGCGCCGATGTTGAGTGTCTTGATCTCGTTCACTTGCTCATCCCCCTCAACTCCCAACCCAGGAGGAACCATCTCCAGTAGGTCTGCGTGTTCTTGTTGGGGTACTTGCTTCCGTCCCACTTCGTAGGCCGCTTGCCTTTGCTGACAAGCAACGCCTCGAATGCCTTTCTTGCATCCATCTCTGCTCCTTCGTTGGTGCGCTTTGGTAAGAAACCGCTTGCGCGGGACCACAAATATACACTAGACTGCACCTGCGTCAAGCATCGACGCGCACAGTTCAAGGAGAAAAAATGAACGACTTCACCACCTTGGCCCTCGTCGTGGGCTCCATCGCTGCATGGCTCACGCACATCTTCACTTGCTTCTCTGAGGGGCTATGGGGCTTCCTGATCGCGGGCGCCCTGCTCTTCCCGATTGGCATCCTTCACGGCATCTACCTGTGGTTTAGGTGAGGCAACCATGAGCAACAACGCAAAGAAGACTATGCCCTGGGTTCCCGTTGGGCATCCTGATTTCAAGTGGCGCTCAGGCGCGGATGTACAGGCTACATGGCATCGCTACACCGGATGGACTCCACCAAGCGCAGGCCGTGAGCCCGTGTATGTGGAGAACCGCACGCCCGATTGGGCCAAGGTAAGGAGGGTGAAGTGATGCACCGCTATGAAGACGACGGACTGGACGAACTGGGCTGGCTTGTCGCCATGCTAGGCGCGTTGGGCTTCCTGTTCTTCGCCCTGGTGTACTTCCTGCACTGGGCGGGGTGGGTATGAAGAAAATAATTCCAATCCTGGCACTTGTCTGCGGCCCCGCCCAGGCACAGTTCTTCAGCGGGAACGAACTCTACGAGCGCCTCCGAGATGGGCGGCTTTCTCAGGTCATGTTCTATGTGGCGGGCGTCCATGATGCCAACGACAAGGTTCTGTTCTGCTCACCAAGCGATGTGACCTTGGGTCAGGCGCTCGATGTGGTCAAGCGGTATCTGGAAACTAGGCCAGAGCAGAGGCACTTGTCTGCCGACTTCTTGGCGTCCCAGGCAATGCGTGCTGTGTGGCCATGCCGGAAGGGGAGCGGGGTATGAGCCTACGAACAGCAGCGCAGCAGGCGCTTGAGGCGTTGGAGGAACGCTATGTGGGCGCACTGCGCGATAAGGCTATGGATGCCCTCCGCACCGCGCTTGCGGAGCCTGAGCAGAAGCCGGTGGCGTGTGTGACCGGGGCATATGCGGGGCACTTCACTGTTGTTCCGACTAACCCTGCACTTGTTCTGGCTACAGGAATGGCCCTCTACACCCACCCACCGCAGCGCAAGCCGCTGACAGATGAGGAAATTGATGCACTACCGTGGACGAAGAACTACGAAAGCGATGTGACGCTATACGAGGCACTTCGTGACTTCGCCCGAGCCATCGAACGCGCACACGGGATTGGAGAGAAGACATGACGCCGGAAAAATTGATTGATCTGTTGGCTGAAGCGGGAATGTTGAAAGAAGAATCGGCGGGCGTGTTTGATTGGCATCCAACAATGGCAAAAGCAGAACGCTTCGCCACCCTTGTTGCCGTGCAAGTCGAAGCAACATGGCAAAACAGATACCTAAAGTTGATGGACTTGATGAAGGCACGAGAAGGCCAACCAAACAAGCCATGCTGTCTAGCCGAGCGCGAGGCGTGTGCGAAGGTGTGTGATGAAGAGGGACTGCACATAACTGCATCCATCATCAGAGCAAGGGGGCGGGAATGAGCGGCGACCACAACGCCAACCAGAAAGCAACCAAAGTACTGGCGCAGATAGATGCGGAGCCCAAGCCAAAACAGAAAGTGTCCGAGAGATCAGTGCGGGTGACCATCGGCATGATGAGAACCCTCGCAAGCAAAATCCCCATAAGCCCGTTCCACCTACACGCCGCAGATCAGATGGAGCGGATGCTGGATGAACTACTTCGACTGAGGAAGAAGACATGAACCGCGACGACATCGTCCGACTGTCTCGGGAAGCCGGGTTTGCTGACGGCGTGCCAGAGATCGTAGGGCTTGAAGGATTTGCTCGATTTGCCGCCCTGGTTGCCGAGCATGAGCGGGAAGAAATGGGCAAAGATTTCTTAGATTTTTACCGAATGATGGTGATGCTCGGGGACAAGGAGTCTGCAATAACAACAGAGCACTGCATGAGTCTGATCAGAATGAGAAGCAAAAGGAAACCAACATGAACCAATACCTACACGAAGCCTATGAATGCTTGATCACCAAACTCAAGGAAAACATCGATGAACTAAACGCGAAGATGGACGAACGGTACTGCGCCGACAACACGGCAATCAGCATGCTGCTGGACTTCGTCCTCGAACACCACGGGCCGCAAGTCACCCGGAAACTGGCAGAAGAAATAGATGAAGCAGGTGGCTACGAAGTTGCCGACTACCTGCGCGACAAGATGGAAGAGAAAGGAATTGAACCATGAGCGATCAATCAAGCAGACGAATCGAAGACCCGGATGTGCTCATCGTTGACGCGCTTCATCACATCACTTGCTGCCTGCTCAACGAGACACACACCAATAGGGAACCAAAGATATTTGAGGAAGACATCGAACATCTTTGGCAGGCGGTACACGCCCTGAGCCTTGCCTACCTGCGACCCAGGAAGATCGTATGAAGAAAGAACCCTGCGAGCACCGCAAGGTTGACATGTACTACGACATGGAAACCAAGAAGCCCGTCCTGTGGGCCTGCCGGTTCTGCATGTTGCAATTTGTCCCCGTAAATCCACAAGGAGATCAAGATGAAGAGGAACAACGACACCGACACCCCCGACTTCTTCGACGACCCGTTGCAGAAACTGCGGCATGAGTGGAAGCACACCATCGAAGGTGAGGGTGGCGACTGCCCAGTCTGCGACAAGTTTGGCAAGGTCTACCGGATCAAACTGAACCAGTCCCTGGCTCTGTCCATCAAGTGGATTTCAGACCACGGCGGCGAGAGCGGCTGGATTGATGTCCAAAAGCAGGGTCCAAGATGGATGCTGCGGTCTAAGACCTACGCCCTGCTGAGTCACTGGGGAATGATCGAACCCCTGGCTCCCCGGTCAGGCGTGTGGCGCGTCACGCCCACAGGAAAGGCATTCCTTGCAGGGAATATCAAAGCCCCCGTGGCCGTCTACATCTACGACAACTCGGTCTGGGCTGTGGACAACGAGAACACCACCTACCGGGGGTGCTTCGGGGTGAAGTTTGACTTCAACGAACTCATGTCCGCGTCCTTCAACTGGGCAAATGTCAAGTCTTCATCCTCTAGAAAGTCGGATCGAAAATAAGATGAAACCCCGCAGAGGAAACAAGATTCCATACGGGACATTTACCGATGAACCGTCTGCGGCCAAGACGGCTTACTACACCTTCGGCCACCGCAACGACGATGACTTGCCTCCTCTGCCGGAACTTGAGCCGGACGCGCAAGAAGTTGACCCTGAAGAAGAACTGTTCAAGAAGGAAATCTCATTCGTCGTGAGCGAAGTCTTGGATGGTCTCCCGCCTCGGCTGGCCAAGATCATACGCATGCGCTTTGGCTTTGGCTGCAAGGCTCACGACCTTGAGGAGATTGCCCAGATGTACGACCTAAGCAGGGAAAGAATTAGACAGATCGAAGCCAAGGCAATTCGGATGTTAAAGGCACCAGGGCGATACAAAATTCTTTTCAACGCCTACTCCCCCATGACCATCTCAGAACAAGACTTCCACTACCGTTTGCTATTTGAAGAGCAGCGGCTCAGGGATCAGTACCTTCTTTACCTTGAGTGCTGCGACTACAAACCCAACGTCCCTCCCCCCAAACTCAAATATGTGACCATATGAAACACATCACCCTTCTCATGCGATGCCATGCACTCTTGCGTAGAGTTGATACCGTCACGCCCGAAGGCCGTCTCACCCTGGACGGGGACAGATTGGCCAAAGAGATCACCGACTACATCAACCAGATTGGCAGTCACCACCACGACTGTTGGGCGCAAGGGCCAGAGCACTACGTATGCGCCTACGAACGAGTCAAACAACTAGAGCAGCAGATCAAGGATCAACAGGATGTTCAAACTCCCGCAGTACACATGGGACAAGGATCGTGAACTCTGTAAGCAGTGCAAACATTACCGACCGAGCGTCGACCGTCCTCGCCTGTACTCGGGCGCACTGGTCATGCGATGCGCCGTCAATCCATTCACCGCCAGCAAGGGGATCGGAACCTGCATCGACAACCGAACCCGTGGGCCGTGCGGTAAGGAAGGACGACTGTTCGCCCCGCAAGATGTCCCGCCAAAGGCCGTAGAAGGCCAACGCCCGGCGGCATGAAAAAGGCCCCGTCAAAAGGGGCCAATCCCATATATTTAGTATTTATCACCCAAAGACCCCCCTACCCCCACGATGGGAGGTAGGAAGGGATCAGGCGTCACCCCCCGAAGGGATCGTCATGCTACGGATTTGAACCGTATGCCCCCGGCTTGACGATACGACCAGCCGCACGGATTGTTCAGGAACTGCCCCCTAGCCCGTGGGTTTGTTGATGGTGGCCGGTGCCCATCTCCGGCTTGTCCTACGTCAACGAGATTGCCATCGGTGCCGCGAAGGTTGGACGTTTCGCAGTCGATTTTGGCAGTGCTCTAGTCCAGACTTGACTGTCTGTCACACGACATCGGCGACCATCCAGGCCAGCCGCATCGTCTGATTCACCATCAACAAACCCACGGTTGCATACCGTGTCCCTCTTCCCTTCCGCGCCACCAAGGTTTGAGTGCTTGCTATCGTGCGGAGTACGGGCAACAAAAAACCGCTAGGTCAGACCCCGGTGGCAACTTCCCTCTAGTGGGAGGGAGTACCCCATACGGGGTCGGAGTCTGATCTAGCGGTTCTTCCTGCTCGTTGCCACACAAGCAGTACGGTAAATGTACCTGAACTGATTTGCCCGTGTCAAGCGGTGGGGCAAACAGGGCAAACAGGGCAAGTGTGGCAAACGGGGCAAACGGGGCAAACGGGGCAAACAGGGCAAAACCGACACGGTGTCGGATTTGACCGGGGAAACACTGGTCAACCCATGACCAGAGTATCGAAACACTGGTCACCAGAGTAAGGAAACACTGGTCAAGCCGTGGCCAGAGTATGGGCGAAAAAAACCCCGCCGAAGCGGGGGAACTCACAACTTCAAGGAGAGGAGGAACAACTTGAACCACGGCATCTCTGCCGTACCACCATTGTCCTGCTCCGCCTTCGGCTGGTCAATCCCCGCAGAAGCAAGGAATCCCTTCGTCCATCCCGGCAAACATGTCGGCCTGATCCTGCGCAAACTTCATCATTGATGCGTAGCCAGGGCGGTCAGACCGGAAGGTAGCCCCGATCTTCTCCTCCTGAGCCGCCCACCAGACGGCCCGCTCGGGACGATCCTTGATCAAAGACATGATCTGGTTCGGACCCTTGAGGAAACACAGGTCACAGTTCCCCAAGGCCGTGATCCCGTCCCGGAAGGTCAGGCCCAGGTCAAAGGGGCTGTTCTTCCAGAACGCCTGCACATCCAACTGCGTCACGCCCGCATCTGCCAGCGGCACCAGCAGGTTCCTCGCCCGCAGTTTGGGCAGACGCCTGGGCTCATCAGCCCTGACCCCAATCATCATCTCTGCATCCTCAATCCCCTTGGAATCAAGGTATCTGTTGATCGCCTTGGCCTTCAACTCCTCAGTGCAGAACCGGGCCACAGGGTTGGGCAGGTAACTCTTGTTCTCAATCAGTGCAGCAAACGGCTCCCCATACCTTGAAGCAGAGGAAAAGTCAACGACCTCAAATCGGGGTATTTCGGCCCGGTACTCCAGCCAAACGATGGGCACATCCCACTCCCGGCTGCACCTGTCCACGAACTCAAGGGTCGCCTCCTCCTCCTTGCCGGTGTTGGCAAAGCAGACAACAGCCTCGGAGGGTAGCCCTTGGTTCTCCTGCAAGACCCGCCACAGCATGTAGGCACTGGTCCGCCCGCCGGAAAAGGAGATGCAGGTCGGGCCGTTAATCTTGAATGGGTTCAACTTAGCACCTCTATTCCTACCTTGACAAATCCGCCGACTTCCTCGGCCTTCTGGATCGTGATCTTCCACTTGCTGTCGTCCACCTTCAGGACATCCACCAGCCCGTCTATCCCGGCCTTGAAGCGCGCCAGACAGTTGTCCAGATCAATGGCCCTGCGGCTGGGCGGATAGAAGGTCAGCGTCACATGCAGGCCCTTGGCCTCTATCGGCCTAGCCCCCTGGCTCAGAGCCGTCCAGGCACAAGCCTGCCGGAACTCCTTCTTGGCCTTGGCTAACTTTGCCCAGTGAACCCGGGCGTTGGGACTCAATGTCGTGGGAGGCCAGGGCATCGTAAATTCCATGTACCTGTTATATCACAAGGGGCTTGACAGGTACAGACCTACCAGTTAGCATCACTTCCCTCCTACCTGAAAGGACACACATGATAGACAAGAAAAAACTGGAGACAGTCTTCAAGATCGCAGATGTCGCCACCAAGATTGTCGATGTCACTCAAGACAACTCCGACGATGACTTTGTCCGTATGAAGGCTGCGGCCTTGGCTCTTGTTTCCATCTGCGGCGCCAGGGATATGGACGACATGCAGATGTGCAGGCTTGTCTTCGACACCTATCACGAGATGACCGACTGGCAAAGAAGAGGCCCGATAACAGAGGAGACCAAGCAGTGAAACTCACCAACAACTTCAACCTGCCGGACACATTCGTCAATGTGATCCGCCGCCCCCAGTACAGCAAGGGCGACGCTCAGATCAGCGCCACGGAAATCCTCAACAGCCCCAGGATCGTAGCCCTCAAGCGCAAGCATTGGGATGACCTTGAGGAAGACGCATCAGACATGGTCTGGTCGCTCTTCGGCTCTGCCGTCCACAATGTTCTGGAGCACGGCAAGGACGCCCACCATATCGTGGAGGAGCGCATCTTCACCGAGTTCGAGGGATGGAAGGTCAGCGGTGCTATCGACCTGCAAGAAGTCTACGAAGACGGCACCATCATCTCCGACTACAAGGTCACGGGTGCCTGGGCCGTGATGAACGAGAAGCAGGACTGGCACAACCAACTCAACACCTACGCATGGTTGCTTGAGCGGGTGAAGAAGCAGCCAGTCAAAGCCTTGCAGATCGTTGCCATCATCCGCGACTGGTCACGCCGGGATGCACAGACCAAGGACACCTACCCAAAGTCTCCGGTCACAGTCATCTCGATCCCTCTGTGGCCGTATGAACAGCGTGAGCAGTATGTGGCCGAGCGGCTGCGCCTGCACAACGAAGCATTCTTTGCGATTCATTCAGGAGAAGGAATGCCTGAATGCACCGCTGAAGAAATGTGGGAGAAGCCCACAACCTATGCCGTTATGAAAGAAGGCGGCAAACGCGCCAAGAGTGTCCATGAGACACAGGAGGAAGCGGAAAAGGCAAACCCAGGTAAAGGCTACTTTATCGAGGTGCGCCAAGGCGGTCGGACTCGGTGCGAATCATTCTGCCAAGTCTCGGCCTTTTGTTCTCAGTACCAAAACTATCTCAAGGAATCAACATGAACATGATCCATCTCTCCATCCCCGAAACCGACTTCCCTTTCCTGATGGAAGCCATCAGCCTGCGAGCGTTGTCGTTGCAGAACGCCCTGCGCCAGCAACGCTTCGAGCAGAACATCATCACTGGTGAGCGCACGGTAAGCAAGGAGGAGGCATCTAAGAAGGTTGAGGAGATCATCAAGAAGGCCAAGAAGCCAAAGGCAGCGAAGCCCAAGACTTCTCTGAAGGAGCGTCGTGATGCCCTGCAAGCCCTGCTCAGTTTGAAGGAAAGCCGCAGCCTGTCCATTGCTGAGATCGCCCGCCGCACGGGTGTCTCCTATGTAACCGCCCGCAAGGCAGTTGTCACCAAGAGGAAGAATTAATGGATAACCAGTTCGCAACACTGGCCGCAATAAATGTCTCAAAGCACATCGAGAAGAAGGGCAACCTGTCCTACCTCTCATGGTCGTGGGCGGTAGATCAACTCATGCGCGCGGACCCCAGTGCGAACTGGGAGTTCCATGCGCCTGAGATGTTTGGCGAAAGCATGATGGTGTCCTGCACCGTCACCGCTTTCGGCAAGCCCATCAAGATGCACCTGCCCGTCATGGATCACCGCAACCAAGCGGCCAAGAACCCTGACGCAGTCCTCATCAACAAGAACATGATGCGCTGCTTGGTCAAGGCCATCGCGTGTCACGGTCTGGGCTTGCACATCTACGCAGGCGAAGACCTCCCTCTTGATGAAGACGGCAACAGACAGGAGAAGCCCAAGGCCCAGCCCGAGCCGAAGCCCGAGCCGAAACCTCAGCCAAAGCCAGAGCGAATCACGCCACAGGTCATCGAGGGCAAGGATCGAGACTGGAAGATGAAGATCACCATGCTCGGCGGCAATGACAACCCCGAGGATTGGCTCGGTGTTCTCAATGACATGACAACCATCGCCCTGTCAACCGCCACCTCTACCGATCAGGTGATGTCGATCTTCAAGGCCAACGCAGACATCTTCAGCAAGGCAAAAGAAATTGACGCAGCAGCCTACGACAAGTTGCTCGACAAGTTCAAAGAAGCCAAAGCCAAATTCACAGCAAAGGAAACCGAATGAACTCCATCACCGTCGCTGGCTCCC